AAATGATCCAATGCCCTCATTGCAAGAAGACTTTCAAGTCAAAGATTACTTGGTTGAAGCATATGAAGAAAGTTCACGCTTAATACGCGCACAAGTTCCACAGACGCGTTGATCTCTTCGCGCTTTAGGATTACCACATTTACAATTCTCGCGATCCTTCCATTGATAGGATCTAATCTTCTTAGGCATCCATGCACCGCGCCTCATCAAAAACACGACTCGCACAGTGGGTTCGGTTCATCTGGTCTACAGATGCAAAGGTCTTCTTCTTCTTCGAGTTCGTTGTCTCCATCATCATGTGCCAATGCTTCTTCATATGTTTGCCATGCTGAATTTACAGGGCATTGAATATTTATGTAGCATTGGAGATCATTACACTCACGACTATGCATTCTGAAAAACTTCTGTCTCATGCAAAGTCCTCCAACTTGCTTTGATTCATCAATTTATTGAATTCAGTCCAGACTAAATCCTGTTCTTCTAATTCTAAATGCTCATTGATGATGAATGATAGGTTCTTGTATTGTAATCTGAGGTAATCCTTAGCCATTTCAAGAGCTACAAGATCAACTCCTTCATCATGTTGTCTTAGTCTGGCACGTAACCACCCCGAAAAGTTATCCATTTTGGAGGCAATTTCATGTGTATAGGGGGTCAAAGTAGTCATTTTGTTCCGCATGTTTAGTGCCAAAGGCTATCTGCTTATCAAAGTATGTATGTATGCGATAGAAAAAGGGGTCGGAATCTGCGATTCCAGTCAAATAAGGGGGAAAATGCGTGAAGTCAAGTGCAATTCGGCGGGAGGCAGTGTACTGCCGAGCGTGAACTTGACTAAAAGTCTGATGTCGCCTTCGGCTCAAAGGATAGGGTTTAGTGTTGGGGTTTAGTTTATGCACCGACCACCACTCCGCCAATCATGCCCAAGGGAGTAACAGTCACAAGCAGCATAATCACAATTAGTGGTTCAGTCACCGAATTAGTAGCTGGAGTCATGGTTGAGGAACAGATTCCATTATCACTGGATATACTGAACCGAGAAGTTCTACTCGTCTATGCAGTAGATCTCAACTCCAGTTCACCGGATGCAGTAGCAGCCGCCAACACTGCAGTTCTTGCTTCTCTATCCTCAACATCCAGAACAACCGTCGGAACCATTGGAGATGTCAATGTTCTCGCAGCAGGTAGAAAGAGTATTCGGGCAGCTGGTTTCCTCGATGGCGGAGTAGGCTTCCAAGATATTTCACCAGAGACTCCTACTGCAGATAACTTAGATTATATCGGCATCATCAGCACCAATGACTTTTTCGTTCAGGTGCAAGGAATTGCCAACGTTGTCATCAAGCATGCTGAATGGCGCATCTGGTGTGCCAGAGCGAAAGTTTCCGCAGATATTTATGCAGCTCTTGTTCAGGGTGAAACACTCTCCGCCTGAGAGTGGATCACTTGGTTAAGATCCACGGCAATTGGTGCGGACCTAACTGGACCGGTGGTCGCAGGCTCTCTGCTCGACAGTACGACGAGCGTGGCCTTGACTGGAATAGCATCGCCATTTCACCCCTTGATGAAGCCTGCAGAGATCATGACTATGCTGGCCGCTCTGGTACTATGCCAGCTGCAGCAGATACCAGACTAATTGAAGCTGCAGAGAAAAGGATTCTCTCATGGTTAGATCAACTTAAGTTACAAGCTCTAATCATTAATCCATTCACTCCAGATAATGAAAGAAAGAAAGCCAGTGCCAGATTAAACGAATCCAGCGATGCTGCGCTCATCTCGACCGGCATCTTCATTGCTCGAGCGACACGCCGAACGTAACATGGCAGAAATCACCATGACGCTCGATGAGTACGAAGCTCTTCGAAGACTGATAACAAGCGAGAGAGAATCTGAAGGTGCGACATTAGCAGCTACAGAGAAACCAAAGAGAAAAGCAACGGCCGCAAATAGAGCTTATTCCAAAGCATTCAAGAAAGTGAAATCGAAATATATGAAGAAATCTGGTGGATGGAAAACCAATGGGTTCTCCAATTGTTGCAAAGCAGCTCATAAGATGTGTAAGAAATGATCCAATGCCCTCATTGCAAGAAGACTTTCAAGTCAAAGATTACTTGGTTGAAGCATATGAAGAAAGTTCACGCTTAATACGCGCACAAGTTCCACAGACGCGTTGATCTCTTCGCGCT